GGATCGAGTTCCTGGGCAAGGTCGACTGGGACAAGGACCAGAACGGCCAGGACAAGAGCGTCATCAAGGCGGCCATCACGCCGGACCACAAGGACTACGCGGCGCTGATGGGCGGAGCGCGTCAGCCCGCACCTGCTCCCCAGGCGCCCAGCGCACCCAACGCCTACGCGCAGGCCACCGGCCGGGCACCCACACCGGGCCGTCCCAGCTGGGCGCAGTGACGGAGGGCCACGGTCATGATGCTCCGTCCCCGTCAATCCCTCCTGGTCGAGCGCACCCTGGCGGCGCTTGACGAGCATGGGAACACATTGGCTGTTGCGCCGACTGGATCGGGCAAGACCATCATGCTGTCGGCTGTCACCGGCAGGGTGTTGGTCGAGCCCGATGCGAAAGCCTGCATCCTTGCCCACCGTACCGAGCTGACCGGCCAGAACCGAGAGAAGTTCGCGCGGGTGAATCCTGGCATGAGCACGTCCGTGTTTGATGCCAACGAGAAGTCCTGGCGCGGTCAGGCGACGTTCGCGATGGTGCAGACCCTGTCGCGTCAGGCCCATCTCGACCAGATGCCCACCTTGGATCTGCTCGTGATCGACGAAGCGCACCATGCGTCGTCGCCGACCTACCGTGCAGTCATTGACTCAGTGCTGGCCCGCAATCCTCGCGCTGGCATCTGCGGTCTGACGGCCACGCCGAATCGCGGTGACGGGAAGGGCCTGCGCGAGGTCTTTTCCAACGTCGCCGATCAGATCACGCTGGGCGAGATGATCGCGGCCGGGCACCTTGTTCCGCCGCGGACCTTCGTGATCGACGTCGGCGTGCAGGACGCACTGCGCCACGTCCGCCGCACCGCGATGGACTTCGACATGGACGAAGTCGCATCCATTCTCGACAAGCGGCTGATCACGGAAGCGGTGATCAAACACTGGAAGGCGAACGCGTCGTCGCGCAAGACCATCGTCTTCTGCTCGACGGTTGCCCATGCGCAAAACGTCTGCGATGCATTTGTCGACGCAGGCGTGCACGCCGTGCTCGTCCATGGCGAGTTGTCCGATTCGGATCGCAAAGCGCGCCTGGCGGACTACGAGACCGGGCGTGCTCAGGTCGTTGTCAACGTGGCGGTGCTCACCGAAGGCTACGACTACACGCCCACCAGCTGCGTCGTTCTGCTGCGGCCCAGCTCCTACAAGTCCACCTTCATCCAGATGGTCGGTCGCGGACTGCGCACTGTCGACCCTGAGGAATTTCCGGGCGTGATCAAGACCGAGTGCATCGTCCTGGACTTCGGCACAGCCAGCTTGATGCACGGTTCGATCGAACAAGAGATCAACCTCGACGGCCATCAGAGCGAAGGTGAGGCGCCAACCAAGGACTGCCCAGATTGCGGCGCCATCGTTCCGCTGGCCTGCATGGAGTGCCCGCTCTGTGGGCATGTGTGGGAGCGGGCGCCGCAGGAACTGGGCGTGCTGGCGGACTTCGTCATGAGCGAGATCGATCTGCTCAAGCGCTCCAACTTCCGCTGGTGCGACCTGTTCGGGCATGACGACGCGCTCATGGCCACCGGCTTCAACGCATGGGGCGGCATCTTCTTTCTCAATGGCCGTTGGCACGCCGTCGGTGGCGGGAAGGACTTGATGCCGCACCTGCTGGCCGTCGGCGAGCGCACGGTTTGCATGGCCAAGGCCGACGACTGGCTCAACGACCACGAGTCCGCCGACTCCGCCTACAAGACCCGGCGCTGGCTCAACGAGCCGCCCACGGAAAAGCAGTTGCGCTACATCCCCGAGCAGATGCGTGCGGACTTCGGCATGACCCGCTACCAGGCATCGGCCCTGTTGGCCTTCCAGTTCAACAAGTCGTCGATCCAGCGTCTGGTCGTCGCGGCCAACGACGGTCAGCGGGAGGCAGCTTGAAATGCGCGATCTGCTACCGCAAGGCCAAGGGGTACGGCTGGTTCAACCCTCGGCTCAAGCCGAGCGACCCGAATCGCTACTCAAACAAGTGGGTGTTCTGTTCGCGCCGTTGTCAGGACGCGTTCTGCCTGCTCATGACCAAGACGGAGGCTCGCATGATCGATCCGAGTGACATGGAGCTGGCCGCGATGCGCGCGTGCTTGTCGCCGCTGGGTGAGTACGTGGGCTCGATCGGTATGGAGCGCCCGCTGGCGGACTACACCCGGGAGGAGGTACTGACCCTCATCGACGTCGTGGTCACGGCATATCAGGACCAGATGATCGAAGAGCACGAGCGCATGGCCGCAAAGGACCGTGCTTTCCTGGAGGAACGCCTGGCACGCCAGGGCCAGACATCTCCGAAGGGGGTGCCGTTCTGATGCTGGACTTCAACCACCGACCCAAAGTCCATGAACAGATCAGCGACCTGATCGATGCCGCACTGACCAAGGATCGTGAGGGCCAGGCACCGCGCACCTACCTCGGTGCGTCGAGGCTCGGTGTCGCCTGTGAACGGGCGCTCCAGTACGAGTACCTGAGAACCCCGGTTGATCCTGGTCGAGAGATTCCGGGCCGCATCCTGCGTGTATTCGAGGTTGGGCATGCCCTTGAAGACGTCGCCATTCGCTGGTTGCGCTTGGCTGGGTTCGACCTGTACACGCGCAAAGCCAACGGCGGCCAGTTTGGCTTCTCAGTGGCAGGCGGCCGCATCCAGGGCCATGTCGATGGCGTGATCAACGCCGCCCCCAGCGATCTCGGGCTCCAGTGCCCGTCGTTGTGGGAATGCAAGACCATGAACGACAAGTCCTGGCGCGACACGGTCAAGCACGGTGTCGCTCGTTCCAAGCCCGTTTACGCCGCGCAGATGGCGATCTACCAGGCCTACATGGAAGCGACGGTTCCGGGCATCTCTCGCAATCCTGCGCTGTTCACTGCCATCAACAAGGATTCCCAGGAGAGCTGGTTCGAGCTGGTGCCGTTTGACGGTGGACTGGCGCAGCGCATGTCGGATCGGGCTGTCCGGGTGATCTCGGCATCCGAGTCTGGTGAGCTGCTGCCGCGCCACGCCACCACACCGACCCACGTCGAGTGCAAGTTCTGCTCTTGGCAGGACCGGTGCTGGAGGGCGACGTGATGGGCAACAACATCGTGTGGCTGGACTTCAACGACGCCGCCGAACCGCGCGAGGATCTGATCAGTGACACCGAGGCACTGCGCACCGGCCTGCTGGATCGGCTGGAAGCGGTCTTGCACTACCTGTTCCCGCAAGGCCGCATCCGGGGCGGCAAGTTCTATGTGGGCGACGCCGACGGCTCGCCTGGCAAGAGCCTGGTTGTCGAGCTCGAGGGTCCCCGTCGCGGCCTGTGGAAGGACTTTGCCACCGACGAGGGCGGTGATGTCATCGACCTGTGGGCACGCTCCCAGGGCCTGTCCGCCCGACACGACTTCCCGAGGCTTGCGACAGAACTCCGGCAATGGCTGGGTATCGCCCCACCTGCGCAGTCCGTGGCGCGTCACGCTGTCCGCACCGTTGCCGTCGATGAGCTTGGCCCCTACACAGCAAAGTGGGACTACCTGACACCAGATGGCGATCTGATCGCCTGCGTCTACCGCTACGACCCGCCGACTGGCAAGGAGTACCGCCCTTGGGACGTGCGCGCTCGGATGTGGCGGGCGCCTGATCCGCGACCTCTGTACAACCTGCCGGCGATCACCCAGTCCTCGCTGGTCGTCTTGGTCGAGGGCGAAAAGTGCGCCGATGCCTTGATTGCTTGCGGCATCCCGGCGACCACCGCGATGAACGGCGCGAAGGCGCCGATCGACAAGACCGACTGGCGTCCCCTGGCTCGGCGCTCCGTGCTGATCTGGCCCGATCGCGATTCGCCAGGCTGGGACTACGCCGAGAACGCGGCACGCGCTTGTGTCGCGGCAGGCTGTGCTTCCGTTTCGATCCTGGTGCCGCCATCGGACAAGCCCGACAAGTGGGACGCTGCCGATGCTGCTGCCGAAGGATTCGACTGCTCCGAGTTCATTGCGCAGGGCGAACGACGGGTGGTCAAGGCCGCGTCGCCGCTGCTGCCGACCTTTACGCTGGGTGCGTTGTTGGATGACGACTCGCCGCTGCCGCCTGATCTCATCTCTCCGCGCGTGCTCACGCCTGCAGGGATGCTGGTTTTCGGCGGCGCGCCGAAGGTTGGCAAGAGCGACTTTCTGCTGGCGTGGCTGACCCATATGGCTGCTGGCGCAGCCTTTCTCGGGATGCATCCACCGCGACCCCTGCGCGTGTTCTACCTGCAGGCCGAGGTGCAGTACCACTACCTGCGTGAGCGGGTCAAAGAGGTGCGCATCCCGGCCAGCCGGCTATTGGATGCCCGCTCGAATTTCGTGGCCACGCCCCAACTGCGCCTCGTGCTGGACGACGCTGGCCTCGCGCAGGTCATTCCGGCCATTGCGAATGCGTTTGGCGGCGAGCCTCCGGACATCATCGCCATCGATCCCATCCGCAATGTGTTCGATGGTGGCGACGCCGGTGGCGAGAACGACAACGGCGCGATGCTGTTCTTCCTCTCGCAGCGTGTTGACCGAATTCGTCAGGCGGTCAACCCAGATGCCGGGGTGATCCTGGCCCACCACACCAAGAAACTCGGCAAGAAGCAGTTCGAGGAAGACCCGTTCCAGGCTCTGGCGGGTGCCGGCAGCCTGCGCGGCTACTACTCGACCGGCATGCTGCTGTTCCGGCCCGACGAGACCCGTACGACACGCCAGCTCATCTTCGAGCTGCGCAACGGCGCCGGTATTCCGCTCAAACACGTCGACAAGATCAGTGGCGAGTGGCGGGAGGTCGATGCCAACGACCGCCTCGTGATGAAGGACTACGGCGAACGCCTGGATGCTGAGCGCCGTCGCAAGCGGGACGCCATCCTGCAGATCCTGTTCGACGAGGCTGCTGCCGGGCACTGCTACACCGCCAATCAGTTCGCTGAGGCCTTTGAGGGCAAGGCGGGGCTCGGCGGCGAACGCACCATCCGCGAGCGGATCTCGGCGCTGTCCACGCAGGGATACATCAAGTATTTCCGCAACGCGGCGGACTATGGCCTGCCATCGAGCGGCCGCACCAAGTTCGGCTACCTGTGCGTCGAGGGCATGGTCCTGCGCGCACCCAGCGGCGATCCCGACCCTGCCACCGGCGAATTGCCGATGCGTGAGCACGCGGTGCTCCCCACCCACTACAAGTGCCCGCACTCCGGGGCGGCGATGCCCGTCGAGAGCCCGGAAGTGTGGGTCTACCACGATGAACTGAACGATCCGGAGGCCCCATGACGAATGCTCGTTTCGCAGTTGGCAGACCCGTTGCCGACTGTGCTCGCCACGCTGCCAACTGCCACCAGTTGGCAAATCCCTTCCAACTGCAAACCCTTGCAGGACAAGGCTTTGCCGGGATGCAAGCTCAGTTGGCAGTCGGCAAGGCTGCCAACTTGCCAACTGACGCAAACCCGCGTGGTTGCTCACTTTTCCGGGTGAATCCAGTTGGAGAAAACTCTCCCTCCTACTACGTAGGAGAGGGAACAGCGGTTCCCTCTGCCCTACGTGGAGGCTTGTCGGGCGATCGAGGAAGCAGCGGACACCCAGTCGGTGGTACATCGATCCTGGCCTTGGACCTCGGAACCCAGACTGGCTGGGCATTGCTCGGTCGTGACGGCGCTATCACCAGCGGGTCTGAGCTCTTCAAGCCCCAGCGCTTTGAGGGTGGAGGCATGCGCTACCTGCGGTTCAAACGTTGGATCACGGAGGTCAAGCAGTCGGCCGATGGATTGAACGCGGTGTTCTTTGAGGAGGTTCGTCGGCATGCCGGTGTTGATGCTGCTCACGCATACGGTGGCTTCATGGCCCATCTGACCGCCTGGTGCGAGCACCACCAGATCCCGTACCAGGGCGTGCCGGTCGGCACGATCAAGAAGCACGCCACCGGCAAAGGCAACGCGAGCAAGGACGACATGGTCGCCGCCGCCCGCCGCCTTGGCCATGCCCCTGCTGACGACAACGAGGCCGATGCCCTGGCGATCCTGCACTGGGCCATCGAGACCCAGGAGGTGTGACATGAAGATCCCACCACCTCAGTACCGCAGTCCCCTGGGACGGCTCGTACCAGAGCCCCGACCGGACCCCGAAGAGATCAAGCGCGAGGGTTGGCTCGACCAGCACATCCTCGTTGTCTCCCCGGAGGACGCGCGGCTCAACTGGACCGAGCGCGAGCTCTTGCGCCGCATCGGCGACCGTCTGTACGGAGCCAAGGAGCGTCGCCATGGTTGAGTGGACCGTTGATCTCGTCGCCGACCGCTTCCAGGAGGCAGCACGCACGGCCCATCGTCTTCCACCCGTTCGGGTCCAGGGCTACTTCAACTGCTGGCCAGCCATCCAACGCATGCCCTGGGAAACGCTTGGAGCAGAGCCTCCCATCGTTCGCTTCCGACCAGAGCCGGTGGCCATCGACCGCATGCTGGAGACGATGCAATGGGTACTCTGGCTGGAGGTGGAGCAGCGTCACCTCGTCTGGATGAGGGCTGAGCGCTACCGATGGAAGGAGATCTGCTGCCGATTCGGTTGCGATCGGACGACCGCTTGGCGCCGTTGGCAAGCCGCCTTGACGATTGTGGTGTCGCAGCTCAACGGCGTCGCCAAGCCGGGGCGGCATGAACGCGTGAGTGGAATCAGGTGAAGTCGAAGGCCGCTGCCGATTCGCGAGAGCAGCCGCGGGCGCATGCTGCTTTTGCCATCCAAGGCGGCTGCAACATTTCGAAGAGGTTTGGCTACTATTCACCGTAGTCTTGCGAGCACTGCGCGTTTGAAGGCCACGGAGAAATTCGTGGCCTTCATCTTTTCCGGTTCGGCGCTCAGAGAAATTTCGACGGGTCCTTCCCACCCGAAAAGCAATGCGGGGGGCGCGAGCGCGACGCTTTTTTAGCGTCAGGGTGCGAACCAAGGTTCGCACGGTTCGCAGTTCGCACCCGGTACGTTCGCACCAACCCCAAAACCCGCCCACGGTTGTCGTCGGCGGGTTTTCTATTTTCGGGACACCATCTTTGAATACGCTCAACGTCGAGTACCGCAAGGTCGAGGCGCTGATTCCCTACGCCCGCAATCCGCGCACGCACGCCGAAAGCCAGATCGCCAAGATCGCGGCCAGCATCGTCGAGTACGGCTGGACGAATCCGATCCTGGTCGACGGCGACAACGGCATCATCGCCGGACACGGGCGTTTGGCCGCTGCGCGCAAACTCGGCCTGGATCAGGTGCCGGTGATCGAACTGGCCCACCTGACCGTCGCGCAAAAGCGGGCACTGGTGATTGCCGACAACCGACTGGCACTGGATGCAGGCTGGGACGAAGAGATGCTGGCCTTGGAGCTGGCCGAGTTGTCCGACGCGGGATACGACCTCGCTCTGACCGGCTTCGAGGAAGCCGAGATCGAGGCACTGCTCACCGGCGCGGTGGCCGTCGCGGATGATGAATCAGAGTCTGAAGCCGACGAGTCTGACGCGGCTGACGACGTGCCAGA